ATGGCCGCGTCCGAAAGAGCGATGCGGTTTGCACCACGCCGGAAACCGCCTAATCAGAAGGGCATGAAACTCGCCTCGCTCAAGCACGGCCGCGACGGCCGCCTCGTGGTCGTCTCCCAGGACCTGAACTGGTTCACCGACGCCTTCCTGATCGCCCCCACATTGCAGGCCGCGCTCGACGACTGGGAGGCTTGCGAGCCCGAACTGCGCGCCCTGGCCGAAAGCCTGGAGCACGAGGCCGTGCCGCGCGGCCGCTTCCACGAGCGCGAGGCCGCCGCTCCCCTGCCGCGCGCCTATCAGTGGGCCGACGGCTCCGCCTATGTGAACCACGTCCAGCTGGTGCGTCAGGCGCGCGGGGCGGAGATGCCCGAGAGCTTCTGGACCGATCCGCTGATGTATCAGGGCGGTTCGGACTCCATGCTGGGGCCGCGCGATCCCATCCCGCTGGCCGACGAGGCCTGGGGCTGCGACCTGGAGGCCGAGATCGTGGTCGTCACCGGCGACGTGCCTCAGGGCGTGTCGCGTGAAGAGGCGCTGAACCACATCCGCCTGGTCGGCCTGGTCAACGACGTGTCGCTGCGCAATCTGATCCCGGCCGAGCTGGGCAAGGGCTTCGGCTTCGTCCAGTCCAAGCCCGCCAGCGCCCTGTCGCCCGTCTTCGTGACGCCCGACGCCCTGGGCGAGCGCTGGAAGGACGGCAAGCTGCACGGCGCGCTGGAGGTCCAGCTGAACGGCGCCGACTTCGGCCGCGCCGACGCCGGCGTGGACATGACCTTCGACTTCGGCACCCTGATCGCCCATCTGGCCAAGACCCGCTCGCTCGGCGCCGGTTCGATCATTGGTTCGGGCACAGTGTCCAACCGCGACGCCGACGGCGGGCCGGGCAAGCCGGTCGCCGAGGGCGGCCTGGGCTACTCGTGCCTGGCGGAAGTCCGCACGGTCGAGACCATCCTGCGCGGCAAGCCCGAGACGCCCTTCCTCAAGGCCGGCGACACGGTTCGGATCGAAATGCTGGACGAGCGGCGCCACTCGATCTTCGGCGCCATAGAGCAGACGGTTCAGAGCGCCTGACTTCGCTGATGCGCCGTTCAAGCCGGGTGGCGTTCGTCAATCTGAATCCTCTTGGACAAGATCGCTGGCTAGCCTCGCCAAGGCTCAGGGCCCGGCGACGCCCACACGGGCGGCTGCAGCGCCTCCACCTTTCGGCTGGACGCCTCGTCGCGCCTGTGGCAATCGCGGCTCCCACGATCATTGCGGGCGTGGTGGAATTGGTAGACGCGCCGGACTCAAAATCCGGTTCCGAAAGGAGTGTCGGTTCGAGCCCGACCGCCCGCACCACCTCATTCAATCGGCATCGACCACCGTCAGCTCGGGCCAGCGCGCGCGGGCGCGCTCGATGACGCGGGGCCAGTCTCGCGCCAGGGGACGATTGGGATTAGGCCGGATCGTCAGGGCGAAGACGTCGTCCAGTCCGAAGGGCGCCGCGATGCTGATCGCATCGTCGGCCTCCAGCCTGACGGCGACGGCGAAACAGGGGGCGACGAACCGCGCCAGGGCTTCGTCCGTGCCCTGGATCGGCGGATAGGGCTCGCCGAACTTTTGCGGAAACCACAGCGGGACGCAACTCTGTTTGTATGTTCGGACCTTCATTTCGGAGCCATGATGGTCAGTTCCGGCCAGCGGTCCAAAGCTCTTGCGGTGATTTGATCCCAATCTTTCGCCACCGAGCGATTGGGATTCGGGCGGATCACCATGTCGAACACATCCTCCAGCCCGAACGGGGCGACCACGGTGATGTGGCCATCGTCCTCCAGCCTCACGCCGACTGCGAAAGCGGGAGCAACGAAACGGGTCAGGGCCTCGGCGGTCTCGGAGATCGGCGGATATGGCTCACCGAATTTCGCCGGGAACCACTCTGACACACGACGTTGGTTTCGCACTTCGACCCGGCTCCGAAGTGGCTCTTCGAAAGCGTCCGCCACACGCTTGATCACTACGTCCTCCGCATCCCAAGACACGTCAGGATCGAAATAGCCGAGGTCGAAATCCTTGACGCCATATCCGGGCACCCTGCCCGTCACGTTGTTCCATGCCGACTGATAAACGGCGCCGGAGAACACCAACCAGTCGTTCAGGCCGAGACCACGCACGGTCGTCAGCACGGCCATGAGATCGGGATCGTTGCGAACGATGTCGGCGAGTCGGGTGGCTTGGGTCATCCCGCTTCATAGCCCCGGTTCACGCCGACCATAAGGCCCCGGCCCTCCGGCTAAATATGAGGTGCGAGCCGATACATTTACCGAGAAGGTCCGACGCCAAATCGCGTTGGAAAACGAATCCCGTGCCCTTGGCGCGGAACGCTACCGCAGCGCGCGACCCCTGCCATGGCGAAATGAAACTTCTTCCGCTGAACAGGAGGGCGATCTACCGCCCGGCCGTCAGCTTGTGCGCTTGGCAATCGAGCCTACTGCCGCCGCCTTTAAGGAGTTCAAGGAACGCGCCCTCAAAGGTGCGTCGGTTAGCGCGGACGCGGCCGACATCCTTTGTCTGATTGGCGACGAAGAGGCCGCAGCCCTCACCGCCCGTGTCGTGATGCATTCGGCCGCCGAAGGCATGTTGCTGACGGCGACCGCGATCCGCGTGGCCGACGCGATGATCGACCACATCCAGCTTGCCGCAGTGCGTAAGCGAAACACCAAGGCGGCCAAGCAATTCCTCCAGCGGCAGAGCCATCAGGCTCAGACGAAGCGTCGTCGCAAGAACCACAAAATGTTCTACGAGCGGTTCGACGCCGACCGCACCTTCACGATGCAGCAGCGTCTACGCGCTGGCGTGAAAGCCATCGGCCTGTTCTGCGACGCGACCGACCTGTTCGTGATCGACACCACCGGTCTCGGCCGTCGCCGCATCCGCCCGACAGAGGCGGTGCACCGCTGGCTGGAGCAGCAACACGCCCGCTGCGAACTCCTGAATCCGATCCACCTTCCGATGATCGTGGCGCCGCGCCGTTGGGTCAGCCCCTACAAGGGCGGCTACATCACGAAGTCGCCCGGCAACCGCCTCGTCAAACAGGCGAACCGAAAATACCACGAGCAGCTTCGCGACGTGGACATGCCCGGCGTCTACGCGGCGGTGAACGCGATCCAAGCCACGCCTTGGCGCATCAATGCCCGCCTCTTCGATGTTGTGCGAGCCATCTGGGATAGCGGCGGCGTTCTCGGCGGACTGCCCGAGCGCAACCCTCTACCTGTGCCAGCCCGCCCCACGAACGGGGATGACGACGCCATCGCCCGCTGGAAACGGGAGGCGATGAATGTGCACGACGCCAACCACAAGCGCGTCGCCTTGCGGATCAGCATGAGCCAACGGCTCTGGATCGCGGAGAAGTTCAAGGACGAGGAAGAAATCTTCTTCCCCCATGCCCTCGACTTCCGTGGCCGCATCTACCCCATCCCGGCCGGTGGACCGAACCCGCAAGGCGATGACCTGTCCAAGTCGATGCTGGAGTTCGCGCGAGGCGAACCCATCGGCGACGGCGGCGCCCACTGGCTGGCCGTGCACCTCGCCAATCAGTTCGGCCACGACAAGCTACCGTTCAATGAGCGGGTCGATTGGGTCTTCGCCAATGAAGCCCTGATCCTCGACAGCGCGCGTGATCCTCTCGACGGACAACGGTTCTGGGCGTCAGCCGAAAACCCCTTCCTCGCGCTGGCCGCCTGTTTCGAGTGGCAAGGCTACGTCGAACAGGGCGCGAGCTACGTCACCCATCTGCCGGTGCACCTCGACGGTTCGAACTCCGGTCTCCAGCACTTCTCTGCCCTGCTGCGAGACCCGGTAGGCGGCGCCGCCGTAAACCTCGTGCCGCAGGACAAGCCCGCCGACATCTACGCCGAGGTGGCCAAGGTAGCTCAAGCCAAGGTCGATGCGTCCACTGACGCCAATACCCGGCTTTGGTCGGATGGCCGGGTCATTCGCAAGATCGCGAAGCGTCCGACGATGACCTACACCTACAGCGCAACGCGCTTCGGGATGCTCGATCAAGTCTATCAGACCTTGCGCGAGATCGACCGCGACGGTGATCCGCACATCGACGGCGACAACTACGACGCCAGCTACGCCATGTCCTACATCCTGTGGGACTCGATCCGCGAGACGGTTATCGCTGCGTCTGCCGCCATGGACTGGCTGCGTCAGGCGGCGAAGGTCATGACCAAGGCCGGTAAGCCGATCTGGTGGACCACCCCAATGGGTCTGCCGGTCCTGCAAGACTACCCGAACTCGCGCCGCGATCTCATCCGCGTCTACCACCAGACCAAGGAAGTTCGCCTCGTCGTCCATATGGACGCGGGCGGGATCGACGGTCGCCGCCAAGCCAACGCCATTGCACCGAACGTCATCCATTCTCTGGACGCCGCACACCTGATGTCGGTGGCGAACCGCTGCGCGGAACAGGGGATCGACCTCGCCGTGGTCCACGACAGCTTCGGATGTCTCCCGAGCCGCGCGTTCGAAATGCGCGGCATCCTCCGAGAAACGTTCGTCGAACAGTATCGCCCCGACCGCCTCGCCATCCTTCGCGACGAACTGCTGGCCCAGCTTCCCGACGAACTGCTCGACGCGCTCCCGCCGCTCCCGCCCATGGGTGCGCTCGACATCGAGGCGGTCGCGCACAGCGACTACCTCTTCGGGTGAGCGACCCGCACCTCTTGAATATTTGAACCCTTCCTCATGATCTTTTCCGACCCTTCCCTTGGAGACCGCGCCCGCAACGCCTCGACTGTCGCTTGCCTCCGCGAACCCGCCTTCCTCGTCATCGACCGCGTTCAGCGTGTCGATCCGGCTGACCAAATCCGCGCCGTCGCGCTGGCTCTAACGGCCATGTGTGAGGGTGTCGGCGTCGATCCGCATGACCTGATCCATGCCTCCCAACGGATGATGTCGGTGGCCACAGGCCCGCATACCGAACACGTCCAAGCCATCCGCGACTACGCAGAGAACGAACTGCGCCGCGCTGACTGATTAGGCGGCTTCCTGTTGTTTGGGAGGCAGACCAAGCACGACGCGAACGAAATCACCGCCTCCCATTATCGGGAGCGGTTCGCCAAATTTCTCGCGCCAAAGAGCATCGAGTTCGCGGTCTTCATCGGTCAGCGGACTAAGCATCACCGTTCAAATAGCCCGCCGCACTGACCCGTTCCCCAAGAATGAGGGTTAATCCCGGCTGGCCCCACCTCTCTCTGAAAGGGCTTTCAGCATGAACGCCATCCTCGAATTCATCGTGCCGCGACTGCGCGAGCGATCCACCTATGTCGGCCTTGTCGGCATCCTGACTGCCCTCGGCGTCGCCGTTGATCCTCAATATCTTGAGATTGCCATCGCCCTCGGTTCGGGCATCGCTGGCCTGATCGGCGTCCTCTGGAAAGACAAGACCGCCGCTTGATGTCGCGCGTTCAACCGACCGGCCACGGTCGCCGCGAGACAATCCCCGCGTCCGTCAAAGACTTCATCGACTTCCTCGACCGCCGCTACCCCGAGCTTTCGCCGCGCCCCGGCCAGACCCTTGAGGAAGTGATGTTCGCGGCTGGCCAACGCTCCGTGGCGCAGCAGATGCGCGCCGAGTTCGAAGCCGCATCCAACCTACCGGAGGACTGAGCATGTGCCTCGTCAAAAAACCAAAGGTCGTCACATCGACGGCGGCCGAGGCCAAAGAAGCCCCGGTCATCACCAATCCTTACCTCGACGGCCTTCCCGCTATCCTTCGCGCCCGTCGCGGTGGCGTCCAGTCGCTTACCATCCGTCGCACTGGCGGATCAGGGAGCGCGAACACCGCGCCCGGTCCTCGCCCAACGGCCCCAAACACGCCCGTCGCACCGGGTGGTGGTGGATCGGGCGGCGGGTCTGGAGGTGACGGCCCGTCATCTCGCGATCTCGCCGCCTTGAACTTCCTCTCGATCATGCCCGGCAGTGTCGGCGCCGCGAGCCGAAAACTTCAGAAGAAAGTCTCCCCCTAACGCATGAAGACCGCAGCAGCGCGATTCAACGCGCTGCTTACGTCTCGCAACACGGTCCTCGACCGTGCGCGCCATGCATCGCGTTTGACCATTCCCGGTCTGGTCCCCGAAGACGGCCAGAACGAACACTACACAGCATCCCAGCCCTTCCAGAGCGTCGGCGCCAACGGCGTCCGCAGCTTGGCGTCGCGGCTCTTGATGACGCTGTTCCCCACGAACATTCCCTTCTTCCGCCTGTCGCTTGATGCGTCTGTCGCCGAGGCCCTGATGCAAGGCGGCGAGTTCGACAAGAACCAAGCCGACGCGACGATGGCGCAATACGCCCAATCGGCGGCGAACTTGATGGAAGACATCAACGCTCGCCCGATCTTGGCCGAAGCCCTCAAGCACCTCGTGATCGCGGGCAACGTCCTTCTCTGGTTCCCGGTGGAAGGCCCGCCGCGCATCTACCGGATCGACCAATATGTGCTTAAGCGCAACAGTGTCGGTCAGCCGATCAATATTGTCGTTCAGGAGAAGGTCTACCCTTCGACCCTGAGCGCGGAAGTCCGCGCCGTTTGCGGTGTGCAGTGGGAACCCGGCAAACCGGAAGAACCCATCGACATCTACACGGTCGTCGAAAAAGAGGGCGAGCAGCACAAACACTGGCAGGAGATCAACAACGCCCGTGTTCCCGGTTCGGAGGGGTCAGCACCCATCGAACAATCGGGTTGGCTCGCCCTCCGCTGGCTCGCCGTGCCGGGGTCCGATTGGGGCCGCAGCCATGTGACCGAATACGCCGCCGATCTGATGTCGCTTGAAGACCTGAACGAGTCGATCATTCGTTTCGCGTCCATCGCGTCGCGCATCACCTTCCTCGTCAATCCGAACTCGTCTCTCTCGACCGCTGAACTCGCCGGGTCGAACTCCGGCGATTACCTCTACGGTCGCGCCGATGATGTGACCTCGCTCCAACTCGACAAGTCGCAGGACTTCTCGGTCATGCGGGCGACGGCCGAGAACATCGAAGCTCGCGTCAACACCGCCTTCCTGATCCAGCAGTTCCGCAACGCGGAGCGGGTCACGGCGGAAGAGGTGCGACTGGCCAGCGAGGAACTGGAGAACACGCTTGGCGGAACCTACTCGGTCCTGTCAGCCGAACTCCAACGCGCCATCGCGAACCGACTTCTCTACATCGCCGCCCGCAAGAAGATGATCCCGAAGCTACCCAAGGGCATCGTCCCGAAGGTGGTCACTGGCCTCGCCGCGCTTGGCGCAGCGGCCGAAGTGAACCGGGTCCGCATGTGGGCCAACGACGCCATCGGCATCTTCGGCCAGCAACAGTTTGCCGCCGCGATCAACGTCCCCTCGCTTCTGAACAAGCTGGGCGTGGAACACGGCGTCACCGATCTCAAGACGCTGCTCAAGTCGCCCGAACAGATGGCGCAGGAACAGCAACAAGCCGCGATGGCCCAAGCCGCACAGTCGGCCGCCCCCGGCTTCGTGGACGCCGCCATGAAGGCTGCATCCGATAACCCGAACCAAGGAACTGCATGATCCCCAACGAACAAGTGGTCGATACCAAGGACTACTCCGAACTTCCGGCGTCCGCCTTTCCCGAGGGCGTTGACCCCTCGACCTATCTCGCATCGCTCAAAGGTGCGACGCCGGAAGAACCGAAGACCTCGACCAAGGCTTCCACGGAACGGCCGACCCACATCCCCGAAAAGTTCTGGGATGCTGAAGGCAAGACCGTCCGCGTTGACGATCTACTGAAATCCTACACTGAACTTGAAGGCCGCCTCCGCGCTCCGAAAACGGAGCCAGAGAAGGTCGAAGGTCTCTCGATCCCGAAGCCGGAAGCTCCAGCCGAAGGTGCAGCCAATCCGCTGACGACGGCGTTCGACGCCTTCGCCTCGCACTACGCGGAGACGGGCGGCAAGGTCGAAGCCGATCAGGTTCAGGCTCTCGTGAACATCGGTGTGCCGCAAGGCGTCATCGACAACTACCTCGCCGGGCTGGAGGCCCTTCAAGAACGCCAAATGCAAACGGCGTTCTCGGCCGCTGGCGGTGAGGAAAAGCTTAGCGCAGCCCTTTCATGGGCCGGTCAAGGCGGTCTCTCGGCCGCTGAGATCGACAGCTATGACGCACTCGTCAGCAATCCCAAGACTGCCATGCAAGGCGTCGAATGGCTGATGGCGAAGTTCAACGCGACCGCCCCTTCGGAAGGCTCGTTCATCGAGGCCGAAGCTGGCGCCGCAACAGGCGACGTGTTCCGCAATCGTGCGGAGCTTCACGCCGCCATGAAGGATGATCGCTACTACAACAACGACCGCGCCTATCGCGCGGGCGTCGAAGAGAAGCTGGCCCGCTCCAAAGCAGCGGGCTTCATCTGACCCCTAAGACCTTAGCCGCCAGTCCCTTCGGGACAGGACGCCGAGGCCGCGTCGCTTAGCGCGCAAAAGCTCAAGCTGATCGCCCTCGGGCGAGCGGCCGGTGTGAACCCGGCCCAACCTTTTCTCCCACATTCAGCGGAAAACCCGGCTGCGATGAGGCCGGGCTGCGCCCGCACAACCTCGCGCCAGACGGCCTCCGATTGATCGACGGGAACACCAAACCCTTTCAATCAACCAAGGAGCCAAATGGCTAACTCTACCCCTTCGGTGCCGGGCTTTAAGCCGGGTGCTGGCGCAGGAAACATCAACCTGTATCTCGACCTCGCCGGTGGCGAGGTCCAATCCGCCTACGAGCGCAAGACCATCATGCGCGAGCGTCACCGCGTCTTCTCGCTGAACGGCGGCAAGTCGCTGCGCTTCCCGCGCATCGGTAAGGCATCGGCCGCATACCACGTTCCCGGCACTGAACTGACCGGCGGTCAAATCCAGAACGACGAGATCGTCCTGACCTCGGACGACGCCCTCGTCGCCGACGTCTTCATGGCGGGTATCGACGAGATCATGTCGAACTTCTCCGTCCGCTCGGAGTGGATGAAGGAACTCGGCCGCGTTCTCGCAGAGAAGCACGACGCCAACATCCTCCGCGCTGTGGTCAAGGCCGCTCGCACCGCCGACCTTCTGGGCGCGGGTGCAGCGACGCCGGTCTCGGACCAAGCCCTCGCCTCGAACGCCCAAAAGCTGTTCGACGCGATCAGCAAGGCCAAGGAAACGATGGACATCAAGAACGTCGATGTCTCGCAGGATGTCTACGCCGTCCTCCCGACCGCCTCGTGGTATCTGATGGCCCGCTCGGACAAGAACCTGAACCGCGACTACAACGGTGGCGACGCCACGCTGCGTAAGTTCACGCTCCAGTCCGTCGATGGCATCGAAATCCTCAAGTCGAACATCATGCCCTTCGGCGTGAACGACACCAGCAACACCGCCATCCCGGCCCGCTACCGCGCCAACTACACCAACACCGTTGGTGCAGTGTGGACGAAGAACGCGGTCGCCACGGCGGAAGTCGAGGCTCTGGAATTCCAGACCGTGAACCAGCCCGAGAAGCGCGGCACGCTCCTGTATGCCGCCTACACCTCCGGCACCGATGTCTTCCGCGCTGCGGAAGCTGTCGAACTGGTCACTACGGCCTAATCCGACACCAACACGAAAGGGTCGCCCTCACAGGGGGCGGCCCTTTTTTTCACCTCGTTCCGAAAGGAGGCCGCGCATGTATGCCGCGCCGCTGACGGAACTTGAGGCCGTCAACGACATGCTGGCCGTCATCGGCCAAGCCCCGGTCAACGCATTCACCGCCAACAACTCGGATCAGAACATCGCCCGCCAAGAACTGGCGAAGGTGGTCCGCGAAGTTTGCGCCTACGGTTTCAAGTTCAACACCGATGAGGGGCACACCCTCTATCCCGAGATCGACGGCACAGTCTCGATCCCTTCCGGCGCCCTGTCCGTCGATCCGATGGACCCGCGCCAAGACCTGACGCCACGACAGCACCCCGACAACGGGATGTGCCTCTGGGATGCGGCCCACCTGTCGTGGACTATCGAAGCCCCGGTCGTTTGCCGTGTCCGTTGGTCTCTAACCTACGACGCGCTTCCCGAACTGGCGCGCGGCTATGCCGTCATCCGTGCCGGTCGCAAGCTGCAAGCTCGCCTCGTCGGATCGCCGGAACTGGATCGCTTTGCGGCCGAAGACGAGCAACGCGCGTGGCTCGCGCTCCAGCGTGAGCAAGCCGCAACCGCCGACATCAACGTCTTCCGTGCGTCCAATGAGATCGCGGCCAAGATCGTTCGCGGGCGTGTCGCGGATCGGAGGTTCACCAAGTGAGCCGCCCGAACACCTACACCATCGGCGCCCTGTTCGGCGGCGTGTCGCAGCAGAGCGATTTGGTCCGGTCTCCCGACCAACTGGAAGCTCAAACTAACGGTTTCTCCGGCATCGCGACGGGCGTCTCCAAGCGTCCGCCGTCGCAGCTTGTCGCCAAGCTCATGGCCGACGCTCCGGCCAACGCTTTCGTCCATGCCATCAACCGGGATGTCAGCGAGCAATACATCGCGATCATCGCTGACGGCGTGATCCGCGTGTTCGACGTGCTGACCGGCGAGGAACGCACCGTCAACGCTCCGGCTGGATGGGGCTACCTGACCGGCGTGTCGGACTATGGCGCCGACTTCGACGCCGTGACCGTGGCCGACTACACCTTCATCACCAATCGTCAGAAGACGTGCGCCATGGCCGCCCTCGGCGCCGACGTGTCGCCTGACGAGAGCTACCAAATCTGGCTGAACCGCAACATTGGGACCGACCAGAACGGCGTCGGCTATGCGCCCGGATCGGCCTATCAGTATCAGGCCAACCCGGTCCTCGGCGCGTTCAAAGGCACGGTCCAACGCTTCGACAAGCTCCCGCCGACCAACACCGAAGGCGATGTCTGGCAAGTTCGAGGCGACGATTCCTCGGACTTTATCAGCTACTACGTCTGCTTCCGGGGCGGCACTTGGCAGGAGTGCGTGAAGCCGGGTCTGGTCAACGCCATCAACCCGACGACCATGCCCCACGCCCTGATTTCAGAGGCCAACGGCACGTTTACGTTCGCACCGTTCTCGTGGGCGCCGCGTCGCCTCGGGGACGAAGCCAGCAATCCCAATCCGGGCTTCATCGGCCGCTCAATCCAAAGAGTGCTGCTTTACCAGAACCGCTTGGCGTTCCTCTATGACGAGAGCGTCGGGATGAGCGAGGCGGGGCAGTTCGGCAACTTCTGGCGAATGAGCCAGCGGGACTACCTCGACAGCGACGCCATCGAAACGACGGCGACATCAACGAAGGTTGCCAAGCTGCATGATGCGGTCGCCCACGCGGACGGCATCTTCATGACCTCCGATCAAACGCAGTTCTCGTTGTCCAACGGCGAACTCGGACTGACCGCCGCGTCCATCGCGATCCGACCGACCACGAACTACACCGTCAACACCAAGGCAGGACTGACCGCTTGCGGCTCGGAAATCTACTTCGCGGTCGAACGCTCCGGCCATGCCAGCGTCCGCGAATACACCCGCTTGTCGGGATCGGACGCGACCTCGGCCGCTGACGTGACGGCCCATGTGCCGACCTACATTCCGGGCGGGGTCCATGCTCTTGTCGCGGCCGACGATCTCAACACGATCTTCGTCCTGACGCAGGGATCGCCGGAGAGCATCTTCGTCTACCAGTTCTATTGGACCTCGGCCGACGAGAAGGCGCAGTCGGCTTGGCATCGTTGGAGCTTCGGCACTGGCGCGGCCATCGTCGCCGCGACCTACCTCCAAGGCTTCCTCTACCTCGTCATTAAACGTGGCGACGGACTGTGGCTGGAGAAGGTGGACCTTCAAGCGGGCGCCCACCCGGCCAACGTGGATCACGACATCTTCCTCGACCGTCGCGCGACTGTGCAGGGCGAACTCTCCGAGACGGCGCAGCGGACCCACTTCGTGCTTCCGTTCAAACCGAACAAGGATCGGTTCAGGATGGTCCGCACCAACGCCTTCTCCGGGCGGGCGGAAACGCTCATCGACCCCATCACCTACGAGTGGGTCAGCGACACAGAGGTTCGGGTTCCGACCAGCGAGATCGCCGGGCCAGTCATCGTGGGCGAAGCCTATGAGTTCGAGCTTGTCTTCTCCAAGCCGTTCGTCCGCAATGGACGCGGCGAGGCGATCACGTCGGGCCGCACACAGCTTCGGTCCTTCACCGTCAACTACTCGGGATCGGCCTACTTCAAAGTGGCGGTCGCGCCCTACGGCGTGGACGAGAATGTCGAAGACATCATCCCCGCCAAGCTGGCCGAAATGACCGGGCGAACGCTCGGCGCCGCCAGCCTGAAACTGAACGCACCGGCCTATCACACGGGAAGCTATCGCTTCCTTGTCATGGGTCAGAACACGGCGGCGCGCATCCGCCTTGTGAACGACTCCCATGTCGGATCGACCTTCGTGTCAGCCGAATGGGAAGCCCTCTACTACAACCGCGCACGAGCCTGACCCTTCGGGGTCAGGCCCTCATCCCATGATCCAATTCCACGATCTCGCCGACACGTCGGACGAGCAGACTTTCGACTGGCTCGAACACATCGCGGCCAATCTCCGAGACGGAGACCGCGACGAAATGATCGCAGCCAATCCGCTCCTGACCATCGGGCCGCCCGATGCACTCCTGTTGCTCACGATGTCGGTCATGCAGTCCGAACAGGCATGGGTCATCACCGATCAAGACGAACCCGTCTGCATCTTCGGATGCGCCCCGGAAGGTATCGTCTGGATGATGGGGACGCCCGGCATGTGGAAGCCGCGTCCCGCCGCCGTCGTCGCCAAGGCAACCGCCGCCTATGTCGAACGGCTCCACGAACGCTGGCCCTGCCTCTGGAATTGGGTCGATGCGCGCAACGTCCAATCCGCCCGCTGGCTCAGGTGGTCAGGGTTCGAGATCGCCGACGTGGACCCGCGTCACGGGCGCGAACAACGCCTCTTCATAAAATTCACCCACACCAACAGGGAGGGACCAACCCATCTGTGATCCCGTCACGATCATGACGACCCTCGCTGTCGTCTCCACGGCCGCGCAAACCATCACCGAGATTCAGTCTGCCAAGCATCAGAAGCGCGCCATCGACGCGCAGCTTGCCGAACAGCAGCAGCAAATCGAGACCGCTGAAAGCGCGGAACTCAACGACCGCAAGCGTCAGGTGCAGCGAGAACAAGCCCGCATCCGCGTGGCTGCTGGCCAGCAGGGGCTAAATATCTCGGGCAGCGTCGTGAGCCTTCTTCAGGATAGCGCGATGCAAGGCGCGCTGGCGTCGGAGCGCATCGCGCTCAACGCCGACAACCAACACAAAGCGGCAGTCGCCGAAGCCAACTCCATGTATTCCCGTATCAGCCAACCCACCATTCTCGGTGCCGGTCTTCGGATCGCCCAAGCCGGTGTCGGCGGCTACTATCAGGGACAGGGGATCAAGGCTCAGCAGACCGCCGCGTCGAAAGGACCGGCACTGAATGGCTGATCTCTCCCGCTCGAATAACCGCCGCACAGCGCAGGACCGCATCACTCAGAACCGTGACAGCATCGCGCCGACCTCGCGCGACACGCGCTCCGACAGCGTTCAAGTCCGCGCCGATCTCCGCAACGCATTCCGGGGCGATCCGCAGAACGACGCCATCCGCCAGTTCCTCGGCCAAACACAGCGCAATGCCGAAGCCTTCTATGAAAACGACCTGATCCAGCGTCGCGAACAGGCCGAAAAGGACTTCGCCGAAGGTCAGGTAGACGCGGCTTCCGGCGCCGAACTTGACCCGGCTCTCGCACAGTCCACCGCCTATCAGCGCGCCTACTACTCGACCACGGCAAAGGCCCGTCAGGGCGCCTACGAGACGGAGACCAGCCAAGAACTGGAACGCCGCATCAATGCGGGCGCCACTCCTGCCGACATCGACGAGTTCCTTGCAGAACGGAACCGGGCCTTCATCGACGAATCTGGCGACCTGTTCTCGCAACCCGACGTTCAGCGTCAGGTGGCGACCCGCCTCATCAACTGGTCCACCGATCTCGACAGCCGCGCGAATGCGATGCTGAAGGAGAAGACAGACCGCGAGCTTGTCGAACTGTCCGTCAACAACGCCGTCGCGGGTCTCCAGCGTGGCGAGGACTTCGATCTTGCCGGAGAAGTCGGTCGCCTGACCGAAGCTGGCCTGAACGGCGACACCGCCAAGGAAGCCTTCGTCAACGGGATCGTGGCTTACTCACAAGAGACCGGAGACACCTCGGTTCTCCAGAACCTCTTGGACGCTCGCGATCCGAACGACCCTGATGTGGTCGCCTTCAACAACACGATTGAAGGCTCACCTCTTCCGCCTGTCGCAGAGGCCGCCCCGGCGCCCGAAGCATCGGTTCCCGCCGCCCCGGCGACGGCGCAGACCTACACCGCGCCGCTGGCGAACATCGACCGCGTGTCCTCTGGTTTGGGAGCGCGCCGCGCGCCTCTGCCCGGCGCCTCGACCAACCACGGGGGGATCGACATTCCCGTGCCGGTCGGAACCCCTCTCTCGGCTCCGGCTGATGGCGTCGTCGAAGTGGCTGGCCCTCGCGGTCGCGGTGGAGTCTCGCTCATCATCCGTCATGCGGATGGCTCGCGCACCGGCTTCGCGCACCTCAAGAGCGTGGATGTCGAAGTAGGCCAGACCGTCACGCAGGCTCAGGTCATCGCCGCGACCGGCAACACCGGCAACTCCACTGGCCCGCACCTTCACTGGACCTATCGCGACGCCAACGGCAACCGGCTCGACCCGCGTTCCGTGGTCGGATCGCAAACTCAAGCGATGGCTGCTGCACCCGCCGCAGCGGACTCGGCTGTCGTCGCTTCGGCCACGGTCGAACCGGCGCGACGCCCCCGTCAGCCCGGCCGCTCGCTGCTTACACCGGCGCAGCAAGTTCGCATTCTGAACGCCATCGACAGCATCGAGGGCGATACGGAGCGCAAGACCGAACAGGCCCGTCAGGAAGCGAAAGACGAACTGACCATGGACATCTGGAATCGCGCCCAGCGCGGCGAGGATGTCTCGGACACCATCGAGCAAGCCGTGCGAAACAACGTGCTGGAGCCGGGCGAAGGCATGACCATGACCTCGGCCTTCCGGTCGCTTCGTGAATCCACCTTGGAGGGCGAAGCCGACGAAGACTTGATCCTCCGCTACGGTCAGCGGTTCGCCGCCAACAATCCGAACTATGCGAGCATCGCCGCCCAAGCAGACCGAGACTATCGGGCTGGACTGTTCGGATCAGGACGTTCGGCCACTCGTGCCTATCTCGACATCCGCACTCGTGCCGCTTCGGCAGCGCGTGGCGATGCGGGGCGCGATCCCGCTCAACAGCAGATCGTCGGCAACGCTCGCTCCTACGTCTCCGCATCGCTTCGCACCGTGGCGGGTGGCGGTATGGGCGTGGCTTTGCCCCCGCACATGCTGCGCCTCATCACGCAGGGCGAGAACGAATACGAGCGACGCCTTGCCTCGGGTGAAGACCCCATGGCGGCGGCCGAAGCCGTCATCACGAACTACACGAAGTTTCTCCGCGCCCCCGCCGCCCCCACGGGCGGACAGACGGCTGGTGGAAATACGCGGGCGCCCGGCCAGACCAACACGTCAGGCCAGCAGCCCGCGCAACTAACCTACATCCCCGGCCAAGGACTCGTTCCGACCCGGTGAAAGGACTGAATGAGCATCACTGTGAGAGGCCCGGATGGGGCCGTCATCACCTTCCCTGACGGCACACCTAACAGCGTCATCGAACGTGAAATGGACCGTCACTACGGCCATGCTCCTGAGCAACAACGAGACCGCCGATCAGCGGCGGTCTCACTCTCCAACCCCAAGGACAAGCGGTCGCTCGGCGAACGCCTGACCGACGTGTTCTCGAACACATGGAACACCGGCTTCATCGCCGAGGGCTGGCGGGCGGGTCAGGACGACACGGCGGACTACATCGAACTTTCGAAGCAAGGCCGCACTCGCGAAGCCATCGCCGTATCCGACCGCTTCACGATGAACCCCGTTCGCCTCCTGTCGCGGCTCGCTCACTCGGGCGATGTCCTCTTCGACAATTGGAACAACACCGACAATGCCCGGCGTCGTGCTGACGAAGCCGTCGCCAGCGAACGCGCCCGGCGTCAGGAGTTCGCGCAAGAGTCCAAGAACGACCCGTTCTGGGAAGCTGAAGGCGGCTTGATCGGCAAGGGTCTCCACGGCGGCGCCGCGCTGCTCGGCACTCTCGGCGCCACGGCTGTCGATCCGACTTCCTACATCAGCGGCGGTTCGTCGATTTGGGTGAAAGCCGGTGTGCAAGGGTTGATCGCGGGCGGCACTGACTTGCTGGCTCAAGGCGACTCTACGTCGGCCGGAGTTCAAGATCGCATCGACATCACCCAAACGGGTCTATCCGCTCTGGCGGGCGCCGGTTTCACCGGTGCGCTGGAGGGCGCGGGGTCTCTTGTCCGTCGCGTCCGTGAGCCGCGCCCCGCTACAGTCGAACTCGACCAAGCCATGCGCGACGAACTCGACTTGTCCGACAGCGTGAACCTCCCGGCTCTAACCATGGACGACTGGACCTTCCGCCCGACCCAACAGGGGCCGGTTTCGCCGGTCAGCATTCCCGCTCGGATCGAACAACCGCGCGCCAAGGGGCCTTCGCTGGAAGACCTTGAGGCCGAAGCCGGTCGCGCCGAAGCGGGGGCCAAGGCTACCGCCGACGAACGCTGGAACGGTGTGGATTGGGGACTTGCCGGATCACCTGAACGGGCCAAGGCCGCCATGGCGCACCTCGACAGCCTCAAGAAATTCGTGAAGCCAGAGCAGGTCGATCAGTTTGTCCGTTGGCTGGGCCGTCAAGGCGACGAGATCACCGAGGGCGCGAGCCATTGGAACCCGGACGTATTCGACTTCGACAAGCTCGTGAATGACCCCGACCAGTTCGAGGAATTGGCGAACGTCATGGGCCAAATCTTCAAGCCGCTCTACGACGAAGCGGGCGATGCAGCCCGCTCGTGGAAGTCAGTGCAGGACCGTCAACAGACGCTCGGCATTTCCACTTCCGAGGCAGTGAAGGCACACGCCGACATCACCTCGAACTTCGGCGTGTCGTCGAAAATCCACGCGCTCGAAACCATCGCCATGCAGCACGTCGATCACCTCGTGACGAAGGTCGCTGCAACCCGCGCCAAGTTGGCGGACGGGACAGCGACGGCCAACGACATCTCCGATTTGGCGGCTCATCTCCAAGCGACGACGATGTTCGACGCCATGGCCGGAGGCGCAAAGTCGGAAGTGGCCCGCGCCCTCAACATCATGAAGGCGACCAAGCACCGCGCCCGCGTCTTCAACGACATTCAGGACTCCATCGACGGCCTCAACGATGCGCTGGGCGGGGGAGCCAAAAACAACGAGGACATGGCCGCCGCGCTCGATGCGCTGCTGAAAGCGAACAAGAAGGACGGCGCCAAGGGCTTCAAAGAAGAGGTCCGTAAGATGCGGGCGATGGGGCTGGCCGACTACGCCAGCTACTACGTCGTTATGGGGTATCTCTCGACCCCGGCCACGGCAGTCCGCAACGCCATCGGCTCAGTTCTCCACGCCGGTCTCAGTGTCGGCGAACGCTATGTCGCGGCTGGCGTCACGTCGCCCCTACGCCGGGCATTCAGCGGCTCAAAAGGATCGGTCGAAAGCGTCACCTTCCGTGAGGCAAACGCCTATGTCGCGGGCATCTATCAGTCCTTCGCCGACGCAAGCCGGGCGGGCTTCCAAGCCTTCAAACAGGCGGCGCCGGTTCGCGACAACTCGACCAGTGTGGGCGAGGTCGCCTTCAATCAACCGTTCCTCATCACCAAGGATCGTAAGGATCGCTGGAAATCCAACCCGGTCCTGTCGATCCCTGACATGGCGGGGGCGGCGATCTTCTCGACCCTCCGAACCCTCGGCCACCGGCCGTCGATTGCGATGGACGAGTTCGCCAAGGCGATGACCTACCGGATGCAGCTTAACGCCCTTTCGGTTCGCGAAGCTTCCTACCGCTCGGCCCGCCTAAAAGGCGCCGATGCGACCAAGGAATTCACGCGGGTCATGGACGCCGTAGCGAACCGGCCCACATCGGCTGCGGTCTACCGCGCCAAGGCCGTCTTCGAACTGGCGGGCGAGCAATTCGACAGTGCCAAGAACTACAGCACGGACCCGACACTTCATCAGGCGGCCGACGTGCTGGCATCGGTCGATCTCCACGCAATGGCGGACGACTACGCGCGTCTCATGACGTTCCAGAACAGCGGCCCGGTCATGAAGAAATGGGAGAAGGCTCTTGGCCAGCACCGCCTCTTCAAGGCTCTGTTCGTGCCGTTCCTCCGCACCCCGCTCAACCTCGTGCGGGCGGGCATGTTCGACCGCAACCCGGTTCTCTACGGGCTGATGAAGGACAACCGCGATAAGTTCATGAACTACACGGCGGCCATGCGCGGTCTCGATCAGTCGCTCGAAAGGGGCGGCGCCGAAGCCGATCTTGCAATGGCGCGTCTCGTCACCGGCATCGGCTTCATGTCCACGGCTGGCCTCCTGTTCGCGGGCGGCGATCTCGTCGGCAAGCGTTCGGCGGCGGAAGAGGAAGACGGTGTGAAGTCCTACAGCATCCGCCTCGGCGGTCGCTGGTTCCAGTATCAGCAGCTATCCCCGGTCGCCGAAATGCTCGGCATCGTCGCGGACATGATGCAGACCTTCAAGGATCACGACATCAACGACGACGACATGCTGCAAGGCATCGGCGGCGGCGTCCTGTCGGCCATCGTCAACAACATCGTCAACAAGGCCGCGTTGCAGGGCGTCGGCGACTTCTGGGACTTGATCGACCCGTCGTTCACCTACGGCGACACCGACCGTGGCGCCCGCGCCGGGAAGGAACTGGCCAAGAAGGCTGGATCAACTCTGGTCCCGGCTGTGGTTCGCAACTTCGCCCACTCGCAAGACCCGGTGATGCGGGAAGCCGAAAGCTTCCTCGACCACATCCGCGCCAACATCCCGACCCTCTCCCAATCTTTGCCCGAGCGTAGGGACTGGCTGGGCCTTTCGGTCATCCGCAAGGACAAGGACGGCGGGTTCGTTGAAGGCATGATCCAGCCGACGCGCATCAGCGAACAGGTGACGGACATCGTGCGTCTGGAGGTCTCGGCCTTGGCGCAAGCTGATCCCGATCTCCGCATGGCGACGCGGCCTTCCGCTCGCTTCAACGAGCAGAAGATCACACCGCGCGAGCATGGTGCGGTCCTCGAATATCAGGGCCAAGTCTTCCGCGATCCGCTCACTGGATTGACCATGCACGAAGCTTTGGCCGCGCTGATCCAGTCGCCGGAATACGCACAAATGCCTGACCCCCAACGGGCCACGGTCGTCAAGGATACGGTCAGCCGTCACCGCCGTCTGGCGAACGCCTCGATCCGGTCGGGCGCCGTCCCCGCACTGCGTGAAATGGTCAACCGCACCGGTGGCGAGAAGGCCAATGAGCGGGCGATGCAGGAAGGCTGGCAAAGCTGGCAGACCGAAGCCAACGCGCGACGCTACGGCGTCTCGGCTGGCGACATCGACACCATCATGAACTTCCAGCCCGGAAACTAACCCCTCCAACCAGAGCCACACGCAAGGCCCGGTCGCTTCGGCGGCCGGGCCTTTCTGCGTGGCCAGCGAAAGGATCAATGAGCCACCAAACCAACGTCAACTACATCGTCGCGAACGGTCAGCAGGAGTTCGATCTTGCCGTCCCGTATCTCGACCGATCTCACATCAAGGTCGCGGTCAACGGAGTAATCCCCGCCTTCTCGTGGGTGTCGGCGAGCCGCATCCGGCTCACCTTCCCGACGCCTAATGGCTCCGTCGTCAACATCAGGCGCGAGACCCCGATTGATCGCCCCCTCGTCGAGTTCACCAACTCGTCGAACCTCACTCAAGAGGAACTGAACCGGGGCTACCTCCACACCCTCTATCGTCAGCAGGAGCAGGACGACTTCATCAGCGGATCGCTGGAGCAAGCCCGCGTCCGCCTTGGCGAACAGCTTGGCGTCGTCACCGATCCCGACGCCATCCTCGACGAAATGATCCGCATCTCGGACCTCGGTGCGGATGCGCTCAACCGCTTCCGCGACGCCTTGGCTGCAATCGACCTCTCGGCTGAACGCATCCTCGAACAATCGTTCCAGCTTACCGACCAAGCCTTCCGAACCGATACCCTCGACGGGATCGTGGCGAACACCACGGCTCGGACGGATGACCTCGAACTCCGCGTCGAGACGATCACCGATCTCGTGGACTCGTTGGCCAACCTCGAAAACGGGACCGGCCTCGCATCAATCATTCAGAACGAAGCGGCCGAACGGGTCGCGGGCGACACCGCGCTTGCCTCCACGCTCGCGCTGATCGGCGCGAAGAACGGGGCGAACAACGCCTTCGTCCTGAACCTGAACTCTGTCCGGGTCAGTGGGAGCGAAAGCCTCGCTCAGCGGCTCGCCGCGATCACTGCCAAGGCCAACGAAAACGAAGCCAAAATCCTCGCGGAAGAGTCCGCCCGAGCAACGGCAGTCAGTGCCGAAGCGGATCGGATCACGGCCCTCATCACTCGTGTCGGCAACAACGAAACGAGCATCACCAACGAGGCCACGGCCCGCACCTCGGCGGACAACTCCTTCGCTCAGACCATCGCTCTGATCGGGGCGCGGAACGCCAACAACACCGGCTTCATCCTCGACCTGAACAAGGTTCTCGTCAGTCCGACAGAGACCTTCCTGACCCGACTGAATCAGCTTGTCGCGACAGCCGGAACCAACGCGCAAGCCCTCGTCACGTCGGAAGCGACGACCCGCGCCAGCGCGGACGTTTCTTTGGGTCAGCGCATTGATAGCGTCGGCGCGAAGACAGACGCCAACGAGGCGGCAATCGCTTCGGAAGTCACGGCGCGAACCAATGCAGTGTCGGCGGAAGCGGCGGCGCGGCAAGCTCTAACCGCCAAGATTCCGGGTGACATCGCAGCCGCCGTGCTTGCCGAAAGCAATGCTCGCGCGTCGGCTATCGCAGCCGAAGCACAGGCCCGCCAGTCCCTCGCAGTGACGGTCGGGCAGAACCAGTCCGCAATCCAGAATGAGGCGACGGCGCGAGCGAACGCTGACGCAGCGTTGGCTCAACAGTTCGCTGTTCTCGGAGCCTTCCGAAACGGACAGACCGCTTTTGTCCTCGATCTCAACAAGGTCGAAGTCGGCGCGGGCTACAGCCTCGGTTCGCGGCTCTCCGGCATCGACACCAGTGTTGGCAACGTCACGGCCTCAGTCGTAAACGAAGCGACGGCACGGGCGAACGCCGACTCCGCGTTGTCGCAGTCGATCACCAACCTGTCGAACACTGTCGGCGGGAATACCGCGTCGATCACTCAACTGTTCCAAGTCACTGACGGCCTGAACGCGCGGGCTGGCCTGTCGCTGAACGTCAACGGTCACATCACCGGCTGGCTGCTGAACAACAACGGCAGCAGCGGTCAGTTCGCCGTGGTCGCCGACAATTTCACTGTCACCTCGCCCAACGGCGGGACGCCGGTTCAGCCCTTCTCGGTCTCGGCGGGACGCGCCCGCTTCAACGCCAATGTGGACATCTACGGCGACCTTCTCGTCACCGGCACCATCACCAACGCGGCGTTGAGCAACAACACCGTGACGGGCGTGGAAGTCGCCTACAACAACGGCGGCGTGAGCCTTGCCGGGACGACGCCTACTCGCATCCATGGTGTCTGGCTGAATGTCGAAAAGGCATCCAGCCCTATCGACATCGACTTCAATAGCTGGGGCACATTCACCCACAACGCGGGCGGCAGCTTCACCGCTTACGTTCAGCTTGTGCGTTCCCGCGACACGAGCGGTGGCCAAGTCCTCGTGACCGTGCCGATCTACGGTTCCGGCATGGCCAATGACACTTGGCAGGGGCCTATTCCGATCAAGTTTCTGGATAAGCCCGGCGAGGCCGGAAACTGGCACTACTACGTCCAGATTTACACCAGCACGTCCAACATGACGATCCAGAGCGTCGTGGCTCGATACGGCAAGCTCACCGAACTCAAGAACAACACCTCAACGCTCTCAAGCGGGACCGGTGCGGGCGTGGGTCTCGGAAGCGGCGGCGGGGGCGGAAGCACTGGAGGCGGTGGCGGCTACGATCCGCCGCCCGATCCGGGCGGTGGCGGCGGCGGCTACGACCAGCCCATCACCCTCAACCCATACTGACCTGTGACCGGCCTTTAGGGGCCGGTCACTCGCATAAATATCAGACCCTTCAACAGTTTCAGGAGACATATGTCCCAGACCCCCACCGCTGCTGAGCAGCACAAGACCCTCGTTGAACAAGAGACCCAAGCCCTGACTGCGAAAGCGCGACTGCTTGAGCAACTGGAGGCGACCAACGCTCAACTGACGAGCATCCGAGCAGCCCTACAGGGCGCGCAGCTTGGTTTCGCCGTGGCGCAACAAGCCGCCGCAGCGGACGCGGCGAACGACACTCCGACCTCCCCGGAGGATTAAGGAATGAGCGGGCTGACGAACTCCGTTCTCGCCCAGCAAGTTCAAGCTCTCCTTGATACTCAGAAGCTTCAGGCTGATTACCTGACAGCTTGGCTGGGCGGGTCCGCCGATGGTGGACCCAACCTCGACGGCCGCTATCCATTCGTGGATTTGAGCGGTCGCGAAATCCTCGTTCCGTCCCCCGCGACATTCAACGACATGGTGTCAGGCCCAGCGGCCTTGGCCGATGTTGCCAAGGTCGCGGCCGAACTCGCGCGCGATCTCGCGCAGGGTCACGCCGACCGGGCGGACGCACAACGCGCCCTGTCGGAAGCGGCTCGCGGCGCCGCTATTGACGCCCGGAATCTGGCTCAGGAACATCGCAGTCACGCCGGGACGCACGAGGCCAACGCTCGCTATTGGGCCGAACTCGCTCAAGGCTCGGGCCAAGGCTCCGCTGATGATCGAGCCGTAGTCGAACAGCTTGCAGCGGAAACCGCAGACAACGCCGCCTCAGCGTCACAGGACGCTTCGGATGCAGCAGCGTCCGCCGCGCTCGCCGCGACGTTCGACCCGGCTCTCTACGCCCTGAAAACCGATGGTCTGAACTCCGCTCGGTTGTTCGGGATGATCGACCCGGCCCGCATCCCGGTTCTCTTGAGCCAATACCCGGTCATGTCCGCTGGCGGACTCGCTGATCTCACGACCGCGCAGCAGCAGGGCATTGGTCCCGGCACGATTGTCGCGACCACCGATGGCAAGCGTTGGGCCTACAAAGGCGACGGCGGTTCGAAGACCGCTGCATCCGGCTACATCGAGCAAGGTGATGTCACCCCGATCTGGGACGCCATCGCCGACAAGCCTCTGAACTTCCCTTCGACCATCGCTCTCGTGCCCGGCCTTCAAGCCGCGCTCGACGGCAAGGCAGCGGCGGGTCACGGGCACAGCATCGGCGAAGTCTCCGGGCTTCAAGCAGCACTCGACGCGAAAGCGGCCAGCGGTTCGTTCCCGACGTTCAGCCAGATTAGGACCAGCTACGGCTCGGTTGGGGGCACGGTCTACTTCGGCCCCTCCGACAAGTATCTTCACTACAACGGTTCAAACTTCGAACTCGTTGGAGGGAGCCTGTCGGCCTCGGCCGTGAGCCTTTCAGGAGCGATGGTCATCCACAACGCTTCGGCGAGTGACTGGACCTACAACGCCGAATTCTCACGCTCCGATAGCAGCGTCGCCGGGCCTATCGACCTTCGTTTCCACCAGCACAACAAGTGGTATGTCCGTCTTCGCGGGGAGCCGGGCGGCTTCGCGCTGATCGAGGGCGGGACAGATAATCCGGTCACGCTCCGGGCCGGTCATGCATCCTTCACCGGGAATGTGATCCTGCCCTCCGGCGCCGACCGCTTCATCAGCCTCGGAAGCTCCACCAACTACAACTACTCACTTATCAGCGCGGGCGATCACTTCCAGATTCGGGAGGCTGGCGATCCCGCTAAGGTCCGATTGCAGATCGCGTATCCGAACGGCGACGTGACGATCCAATCGACCGTTGTGAACGCGGGCGGCCATCGTCTTTGGAGCGCGGCCGATCCTACGTTCGCCAGAACCACCCTGTTCAATAATTCGGGCGTTGGTCACGGCTCTACGCCGGATGGCTACGGCGCAAAGTTCTTCTTTTCGAACGGGCCGAACAGCACCCAAGCCTATGGCCTGACCCTCGGCTTGGGCGCCGAATACGCGGCGTCATCCTACAGCATGGACCTCGCTGTTCCTCGCAAGGGCTACACGAGCGAGGGCTACCTTCACTACCGCTCAACAGAGGGCGGTGGCGTCGATGCGTGGAACAAGATCAAGGCTGGCTATGCCGACAATGCGGGCACCCTTGGTGGTCGCGCTCTCGCAGAGGGCGTCATCGGCGACACCGTTGTCTCTCGCAATGGCGGCGGCGACATCATGGCCCGTGACTTCACCACGAGCCGGAGCAACGGCACCGGCTGCGTCTACTTCGGCACGAGCGGCACCCGCTATCTCTACTTCGACGGCTCGGCATACGTTCTGGGTGGTTTCGGTTCGATCTACACCGACGCGCACTTCACGGTTTCAGCCGCTTCAAGCCAGAACACCGTCGTCAAACGCGACGGCTCGGGTGATCTAAGCATCCGCAATGTCGTCTTCGACAACGTGAAATCGGGCGCGGTCGGCGTCTATGATCCGACCTCGACACAAGCGGTTTGGGCCATGGGTGCGGCCTACAAACTCGGCACTGGCGGATCAGGCGACTATGCCAACCACTACGGTTTGGCGTGGTCCTATGAACCGGGATACGGCGGCGCGGGAAACAACGTGCAGTCCAAACCGGGGCTGTCGCACCAGCTTCTTCTACAGCACTACGGGACCACGATGACGGCCATCGGCACGGGCATCTGGACGGTCGGAAGCATCCAAGCCGGAGATGTTATCGTCTCTCAAACAGGCAAGGGCTTTCAAAACGCTGGCTATCAAACCGGTCGAAATCGCATCTGGTCGTTCAACAACGCCGATGGCTACGGCCTCTCCTACTTCGAAGGATCGGGCGGCTGGGGCGGGACAGATACCATTGGTCTGCACTTCGGGAGTGCCAGCACGGAAGCTGGCTCGGCCCACAAGTTCCGGGCTGGCGGCGATGCCTACCATTCGAACCACCTCTACACTGGTGGAGGCATTCAGGCGTCGGGACCATCCAACTTCAATGGCCAAGTCACCCTCAATGGTGCGATCCAAACGAATGGTTATTTGACCGTCGCCGGTGGTCTCCAGATCACTGGGGGTCTCGCCTACAGCAACAACTGGTGGCGTTCGACCGGTCAATCCGGTTGGTTCAACGCGGACTACAGCGTCGGCATTTGGGCCATCAAAGGCGGTGAGGTTCGGACCTACAACGGCGCGAACTTCTACTCCGAAGGTGCGCTGCTGTCGGCGGGCCACGTCTACCAGAACGGAGGTTCGAACCGCGTTCCGGTGACGACCTACAGCCAGTCTGCGCCCTCGGGCGGCACTGACGGCGACGTGCACATCGTGTGGTGATGCATGGGTAGCTTCAACATCAAAGCTGGCGGGGCATGGCGCCCCGCCAAAGCCGTCCACGTCAACGCTTCTGGCGCGTGGCGAGCCGCCAAGGAGGTCTGGGTTCGCTCTGGCGGGACATGGCGAAAAGCTTGGGTCAATGCACCCGAGCTAACGATCATCCCGATGGACGCTTACGGGACCGGATACTCTGCGGAGCATTCCCCCGGCTGGGCGACGGTGGATTTCTATATAAACTCGGTCAGCGGCGGCACGACGCCTTACAGCTACCAGTGGTCATACACAGACACGGGGTTTGGCGGCGTCACCGTCGTCGGGAGCAGCACCGCCACAAGCTTCACGCTGCGCCTCTCTGGCCAAGCTGGCACGACCTCCAGCGGAAACGTCTGGTGCACCGTCACCGACGCCAACGGCAACTCCACAGACTCCGCGCTCGCCTACTACCAACTGGAAATCGAATACGGCGGTGGCGGCGGCGGCCCCATCATCATCGGCTAACCCCCATCAACAATCGAAAGGCTCTATGAACGAACCCAATATTGAGGGGGACGTGAAGTTCATCCTCGGCGAAATCAGAGGCCAACTGGCATCTCTGATCGCCCTCGTCGGCGACAAGCACGACCAATACGACAAGAAGTTCGACCAGCATGAGACCCGCCTTGGCGGTCTCGAACGATCCAAGGCTTGGCTTCTCGGCGCCGCCGCCGCCCTCGGCGGGATCGCCAGCTTCCTTATGAACTTGGTGACGAAATGAGCGAGCGCGCATCCGAAAAGGCGTTGGACGAACTCCACGCCGCAGTGGCCCTGTTGATCTCGAACGAACTCGACCGCGCCATGAACCGCGCAGAGATGAAGCCCGACGATCCCGCCTATGCGATCTCGCCGCAGCTTCTCGACAAGGCGATGAAATTCCTCGCCATGAACGGCGTCACCGCTCCCGCAACAACAAAGCGGGTCGAAGATGTCGCCGCCAAGCTGGCCGAATTGAACCTCGACGAGGAAATCCTCGAACGGGTCAGGCCCAACTAACCCAAGCCCCCTCGCATCGCGCCGCTCGCCCTAAAGGGCGGGCGGACGCGGGCGCATGTCCGATTGAACGCAACGACCCCCGGCTCCTACGCCGACATCCTCAAAGACAACTTCGATATCTTCCTTCGCCATCTGTGGCTGAAGGTGCTGAACCTCCCGGCTCCGACGCGGGTCCAATTGGACATCGCGAAGTTCCTCGCCACGGGTCCGAACCTTCGGATCGTGGAGGGCTATCGCGGTGTCGGAAAGAGCTTCCTGACGTGCGGCTACGTCGTCTGGAAACTCTGGCGGAACCCCCAAGCCAAGGTGCTGATCGTATCGGCCGGTGAAGCCGCCGCGATCAAGAACGCCAACCTCGTCCGCTCCATCATCTATCACCCCGAAGGTGATGGCCTTTGGGGGGAGCTACGGTCCCGCGACGGCCAGCGAACGTCCGTCCTCTCCTTCGACGTTGGCCCGGCCGAACCCGACCGTCAGCCATCCGTCTTCTGCGTCGGCATCGGCGGCCAGCTTCCGAACAACCGCGCCGACATCATCATCGCCGACGACGTTGAGATTCAGCGGAACAGTGAGACCGAGGATCAGCGCGACAAGCTGCGCGGCCTGACGACTGAGTTCGGCAAAATCCTCAAGCCTCTTGAGAACGCCGAGATCATTTATCTCGGGACGCCGCAGACGCAGGATTCCATCTATGCCGGGCTTCCGGCGCGCGGCTACACTCGCCGCGTCTGGACCGCTCGCTACCCCCGGCCGAACAAGCTGGACGCCTATGGCGACACGCTCGCGCCGATGTTGGTGGCCGACATCAAGGCCGACCCTTCGCTCTGCGATCCTGTTGGATTGTCCGAACTCGGCGGCGCCCCGACCGATCCCGCCCGCTTCAACGACAAGCAGCTTTGGCAACGCGAACTCGACGACACCGCGTCCAATTGGACGTTGCACTACATGCTCGACACGTCGCTGTCGGACGCCGAACGCTACCCCCTGAAATGCTCCGACCTGATCGTCATGGACGTGGACCAGACCCGCGCTCCAGTGGCTCTCGCCTACGGCTCGTCGTCGAACCTCCAGCTTGACGATCTCACCTGTCACGGCTTCCCCGGCGACCGGTTCTACCGACCCTTCAATGTCAGCGAGACGTGGGCGACGTTCACCGGCTCGGCCATGCACATCGACCCCTCCGGCTCCGGTAGAGACGAGACCGCCTATGTCGTCACGAAGTTCTTGGAAGGCCGCATCTACGTCACGAGATGGGGCGGCCTGAAAGACGGGACCGAAGGCGACGCGCTCGAACAAGTCGCAGCCATCGCCAAAGCCGAGAAAGTCAGCGTCGTCGTCACCGAAGATAACTGGGGCGACGGCATGTATCGCAAGCTGCTGACGCCGATCCTCGCCCGCAATCATCCCTGCATTCTGGAGGGAGTGAAGGTCCGGGGCATGAAGGAGAAACGGATCATCGGCGCGCTGGAGCCGGTGATGAAACAGCATCGCCTGATCTTCGACATCAACGTCATCCGAGAGGATTCAAAGGCTGACGCCGTGAACCGGGGCATCTTCCAGATGACCCACATGACCGAGGCTCGCGGTGCCCTGAAACACGACGACCGGATCGACGTGTTGGCATTGGCCGTGGACTACTGGAAGACGCAGATGGACGCCGATGTCGAAAAGGCAGAGGCCAAACATCGTGAGCGAAACCGACGCTCGCCGTTGGGTCACAGCCCGCACCTTTTGAATACGCGGGGCCGCGCCCAAGGGCGGCGGATGGCTTAGACCGCCGCGTGATAGGCGGCGCGCTTCCTCGCGATGATCTCGTCCACGATGTCGAGCGTCGGGAGCGGAAGGTCATCGTCGAACGTGATGTTGCCCGGCGCGCTGGCGCGGATGCGCTCGACCGCTGTTTCATAGAAGGCGGGGTTCAACTCCATGCCGATGAAGCTTCGGCCAGCAGCCAGCGCGGCGACGCCCGTGGTCCCCGATCCGAGGCAGTTATCGAGAACGACATCGCCGGGGTTCGAGTAGGTCCGCACGATCCAGTCGAACAGTTCGACGGGCTTCTGGGTGTTGTGAATCGGATTGCCGACAGAGGCGAAGTGCTGGACCGAGCGCGGGTAGTTAGTGTGGGTTTGCTCCCACTCAACCGGATGCTCTGGGTCCGCGTAGCTGTCGTAGAGCGCGCTGATCCCGACTTGCTTGCGCGCTCTGGGATGCTCCAACGCAACCAGCCCTTGCGGGTTGTAGGTCATGGGCCGCTTGGCCCGGACGCCGATCCCGCCCTTGGAAAACACGAGGATATCTTCGTGCGCCGACATCGGCCGGTAGGCCGCTTGCATCGGACAGGTGACGCGCGACTTGGCCCAGACCAATCCGTATTTGTAGAGGTCGGGGGCGGCCATCATGTGCCGCGCCGTGAACATTCCAGCCGTCGTCATGACCACAGACCCAGCAGGTTTGAGGATGCGGCGATAGGCGGCCCAGACCCGATCCATCGGCAAGGCTTTGTCCCATCCCGACTTCATCGCTCCGTAGGGCAAATCCGTCGCGATGAGGTCCACCGATCCGTCAGGGATCGACGCCATGAGCGACAGGCAGTCGCCATGCCAAAGCCGAGCAGTCTGGTTCAATCCGAGCCTCCGTCACCTTTGTCGATGACCAAGACTCTCACGGAACTTGAAAGCGTCTATCATAATGCCGCAACGATTGCGGAAGCGCATATATTAGGCTTTGACGGGCTTACGGCTTTCGTCGCCGGTGGTCTGGTCGCGCATGGGTCAGGTTGGAGATCATGCTGATATTTAGTCAGCGTGACCGAATGGCTGGCTGTCACAATAGCTACGCTGGACTCCGGTGTAGCTTGGTGTTCATCTTCCTGAATGGGTCGCATTCTGGACAAGCTGGTGCGAGATCACCCCGCCTATCAGGTGGAGGCTTCTGACAATGGTCTCTTGCTCATCCGCCGCGATGGCAAAGACGCCGAGTTCAACAACCTCGCCCGCGAACTAATCAATGACGCCGGGCAGGAGTTTGCTGTCTTCCCGACTTCTGACGGTCACACCGGCTACGAACGGGTCTTCGTCATCCCGCTCTGAGTGGTCTGGCCCGCTGGTCCGCTGATCAGCCAGCCAACGCTTCTCGCTGCGAATTTCACCTGTTAGACGACGGCATGTATCTCGATCCACACAGTGGCAAGCGCGTCCTCCAGATAGCTCGTGTCGCCGGTGACAAGTTCACCGAGGGCAAGTGGTTGGAGTTGGGCTTGCTGACCAACAGCCACGACATCGTGACCGGACACAGCCGACTGCTGCGTAGCCTGTCATGGGGCGATCCCGACTACCCGGATAACGTCTTAGCCGTGTTGACCCAGATCGTGGCGCGGGACGAAGCCAACCTTGGGATCATCGAGAACTACCTATCAGGTGAGATCGAGCCGGAGGGCGAGAACATTTCTACCGAGAAATCCAAGGGCCGCCTGATTACCTTTTGCCCGGCTGTGTTCGATGTGCCTGAAGAAGGCGTCGATCCGAAACTAATTGCGGTGATGATGCCCTTCGACGGGTTTTCACCGGTCTACGAAGCCATCACCGGCGCCTGTCAGATAGCGGGCCTCCGAGCGCAGCGCGCAGACGATATCTGGGACCATCAGACCATCATCCAAGATGTCTTCAGCCTGATCTTCCGCAGTCGTGCGGTGGTTTGTGACTACACAGGCCGAAACCCCAATGTCTTCTACGAGGCAGGTATCGCCCACACTCTTGGCAAGACTGTCATTCCAATCACCCAGCACCCTTCCGACGTGCCCTTCGATGTTAGCCACCACCGCTACATCCGCTACCTGAACAACTCCGAAGGGCTGGAGACCATGAAGAAGCAGCTTATCCGCAAGCTTCAGTCACTGCGCTCATAGGCAACGTGCGGTAGCACTTTAAGCCGCCGCGTTATGGGCTATTGTGATGGCGATGACTCGATGTGGGTCACATCGGGGCAAAAGTATGATCCGTGGTTTGGACGAGGCTGCATTCAGGGAGAAGCTCAAGGGGCTTCTCACTCCCGCTCAGCCGATCTCAAAACCGGAACATCTGCACGGGCGCGATCAAAAGCTGACACTGATCAGCCGCGCGCTGCATTCACCGGGCAAGCATATTTTCATTTTCGGCGACCGTGGTGTCGGCAAGACCTCCCTCGGCCGAACCGCAGCGGCTATTCACAGCGGCGATGAGGAAGGCTTCGCCTTCATCGCTTGCGATCAGGGCACGACGTTCTTCGATATGGTCGAAGACATCTACCGTCAGCTTCATCGCCTCTACTCTCTGGGCAAACTGAAGGTCGAAGGCGTCGAACTCAACGCTGGCTTTGTGAAGGTCAAGACGAGCGAAGCCCTCGGCCTCCCTGCCCTGAAGACGATCAACGATGCCGTCGAGATGCTGAAATCCATCTCGCCGAAGGCTGGCGTCACGCCCATCGTCGTGATCGACGAGTTCGATCAGCTTTCCAGCGACACAGAGAAAAAATACGTCGCAGATTTGATCAAGCAGCTTTCGGATCAGCGCATAAATCTGCGGCTCATAATCTGCGGGATCGGGACATCACTGGACGAACTCATAGGCGTCCACCTCTCAACCGACCGCTATCTCGCCACCATCCCTCTTGAGCCTCTGCCTCACGATGCGCGATGGCAAATTCTGACGACGGCCTCCGATGCCCTCGGCGTGTCTATCGACCGTGACAGCCAGATCAGGATCGGACAGCTAAGCGACGGCTTCCCCTACTACGTTCACCTGATGGGCGAGCAGATTTTCTACCAAGTGCTGGACGACAGCGAAGTGATCGCTGCTGTCACGATGGATCACTATCAGAACGGCATCCGCGCCTCGATTGAAGAGTCTCAGACCTCGCTCAAGCAAGCTTATGAGATGGCTACGCAGAAGCACAAAAACAGCGAGGACTACGAGGAAGTCCTATGGGCAGTCGCCGATGGGCCGCTCCTGAAGCGTCAGGTCACAGACATCTACGAAAAGTCCTATCTCCCAATCATGGAACAGCGGTCGAACCGAAACGCCCTGACCAAAGACCTCTTCTATCAGCGGCTAAACCGGCTGAAGAAGGACACCCACGGGAGCATCGTGATCGGCAACCGGCAGGGCTGGTATGGCTTCAGAGAAAACGTCGTGCGTGGCTACGTTCGACTGCGCGCGGAACGGGCTGGCATAGAGATCGGCGTTGATCATATCCGCGCCTGACCTTCATCGTAGTAGGTCGAGATTCGGCTACCGGATATGACGGAACTTTAAGAGAAAATCTCGCAACTGGTCGCAGTGTCTCGTGTTAGTGGGGCACTGATTTGTTCCGAGTCCTGAATGTCCGAAAGCGTTTGCGTCTTCGTCGTCGATGACGAAGCCCTGATCCTCCTGACCATCGAACACGCGCTTGAAGACGGCGGCTTCGACCACAAGTCAGTGATGTCAGCCGAAGAGGCTGCGAACCTGTTTGCCGAGCATGGCGACAACTGTCGCGCCTTGATTACCGATGTGAATCTCGGCGGTGAGGTCTCGGGCTGGGATGTCGCTCGTAATGCCCGCGAGAAGTATCCGACCTTGCCGGTCGTCTACGTCACCGGCGACAGCGCGCACGAGTGGGCGGCCCATGGCGTCCCCAACAGCGTCCTCGTGAGCAAGCCTTTCGTCGCGGCGCAGATCATCAACGCTGTGGCGACGCTCCTGAATGCCGAGGCGACGATCTCCTCGTAGCTATCGCGGCTGCTCGGATTGAGCCGCGACCACGCACTCCCCGTCATAGGTTTGGGTGTCGTTGCCCGGCGCGCTCACCGACACCGAAGCCGGGAGCCGAAGCGAGAAGGTGAACTCTTGTGCGTCGCGCTCGGCCGTCATCAGGGTCGATCCGACGTTCAGCTTGACTGGCGCGTCCTGTCCAATCTGGAGAGTGTTGTCGTCGGCGCCCATGCCGCCACGCAGGACCATTACCATCAGAGGCAGACGTTCGAACTTGCAAGCAATGACGGTTGGTTCGCGAGGCGGCGTCTGAGCGAGGAACAGTCCCGCGATGATGGCCAGCCAGTTCATGTTCAAGCCCCTCTGTGTTGTGGCTTGTATGACAGTCGGTTAGCTTCCCGCCAAGGTTGGGGGACTGCATGCGTATCGCGAGTTTCATCATCGGGTGCGCGGTCGCCCTCGCTGGATGCAGCCAGTCGGGCACGAAGGCCCCCGAGTCCTCCGCTTTCATCCTCCAGTGCGACGGTCACGTTCGAGAAGCTGGGCGCGGAGGGCCGACGCCTCAACGGAGAACCTATCGCATCGACCCAGACGCCAAGACCTTCGCTCACTGGAACCCGGATACCCGGCGATTTGTGACATTCGCGGAACTGAACGAAGCCGGTGAAGAGACCATGGATGTCAGTCCGGCGAGCATCGTCATTCGTTCGCGACCCGCGAGGACGGAAGACAGCGTGCAGAACTCCGTGACCCGGTTCGACCGAACGCTTGGAACCGTCAGCGTCAGGACGGACCTCCTGATCCCAGAGGCGCACATTCAAGTCAGCTTCGACGCGCCGTGCGTGAAGGTCGATCAGCCAGCGTCGCAAGCCTTCTGATGGTCGTTAGTCCCGCGTCTCGGCGCAGACCTGCAATCCAGTCTCCGAAGGCCGACAGTTTCGCCCGCACTCAAACGTCCCGATGTCCTGACTTCCGAAGGTGGCGAGCGTCTGGTTTGCCGCAGTCCGACACTGCTCGAATGTCTCGAACCGTCCGATCTCAACGGACACTCCAAGATCGTTCGCCTCCGGGTAGACGAAGCCAGTCCAGTCCGCTGACCGTCCGCATCCGACAAGCATGAGGAAGGCGATCACCGCGACCGTCCGCGTCATGACTGGCTGGAATCCTTTTTGGCTTTCGCCAAAGCTGCCATACGCTCGGCTTGCAACCTTGTAGCTGTTTCGATGGCGCGGCGTCGGGCGTCCTGCTCATCCTCCGTCAGAGTGACGATTGGCTTGCCGGAGCCTTGTCTCGCCCGGAAGTCCTCACGCATAGCGATGAACGTCGGATCGTTCTTCATCTCCGCATTCCGCTTTTCGCGGTCTCGCTGCCAGCCTTCCTTGATCTTGTTCCATTCGCGGGAATGAGAGTTGCCGTCGATGATCTCGCTGGCGTCCGCACCGGCGCCGTAGGTGTCTTCGAAGTCGCCCACGTCATGCTCTCCCCAAGGCTCAAGCCACTGCTTGGAGCATCCAGTGGGCGCGGACAACCCGGATTGATTTTGGGTCACATTGTCGAAGCAGGGCATATACGCGCTGCGGCTGGCTCTACCCCCCGTGGGGGTCACGCTCTGACGAGGGTTCGCCTCGACCCTCCAGAACAACAGGCCCTTCAAGGGATGCGCGAGGGCTTCCGGGCGCGATGTCGCGTCTAACGCTTTGATGTTGCTCGCCAACAATCCCACCATAACCGGCAATCGACCTCGCGCGCATGGTCATGACGCATCGTCAGGGCGGACGCTGGCGCGCATGGGCCGACGATCCTAAGCCGCGCGTCCGCGTGGCCATGCGTTTGGCCCTACGTTGTTTGACGAAGTATGCTTTGGCGCAAAGAATGCGCTTGACCCGTCATCGGATAGGGATTCTAAGGGTCGTCATTAGATGCGCTTACGCAAAGGATTTGACGATGCAACCGGGCTTCACGAACCTGATCGACCTGACCTCCGCAGCCGTTGACCTGACTGTCTGGGTTCAACCGGGCGCGGACCTCGACGGCACGTTTGACGCCATCTGCGACGACACGGGCGAATGGCTCCGCGTCAACGGATGGCTCTTCGAACTCGTCGCCTAACCCTTCCCAAAAACATGCCTTGACGCAAAGGATTCAGATATGACGACTTCCGAAAAGAAAGACATCTATCAGACCGTGACGGACTCAATCGTCGCCATGCTGGAGCGCGGCACGAAGCCTTGGGCGCCGCAATGGGCGAAGGATGCGGGCGGGTTGCTCGCCCTTCCTACCCGCGCCAACGGCGAGACGTATCGCGGCCTCAACACGATGTTGTTGTGGGGCGCGGCGGAAGCCAAGGGATACCGCCATCAAACGTGGATGACGTTCCGTCAGGCGAAGGAATTGGGCGGATGCGTCCGCAAGGGCGAGAAGGGAACGCAAGTCGTCTATTGGGGCCGCTTCGATCCAAAGGGCGAGGAAGGCGACGACGGCGAGGAACGCGGCGTTCTGTTCGCGAAGTCCTACACGGTTTTCAACGTCGGGCAGATCGACGGCTTGCCGGATCGGTTCTTTGCCGACGCGGCGCCCTTGCCGGAAGTCGAGCGGATCGAACGGGCGGAAACTTGGGTTGCAGGTATCGGCGCCGATGTCCGCCATGGCGGGAACCGGGCATTCTTTTCGCCCGCCCATGACTTCGTGCAAATGCCGCCCGCTGGCGCCTTCGCGGAAGTCGAGAACTATTACTCGACCCTCGCGCATGAACTGACGCACTGGAGCGGCCACAAGGCCCGGCTGGCGCGCGAGTTTGGCAAGCGGTTCGGTTCGCAAGCCTATGCGTTCGAGGAACTTGTCGCCGAACTTGGCGCGGCCTTCGCAATGGCCCGCTTAGGTATCAGCGCGGAACCGCGCGAGGATCATGCCGCCTATCTGCAATCGTGGCTCAAGGTTCTGAAACAGGACAAGCGCGCGATCTTCACGGCGGCGAGCAAGGCGCAACAAGCTTGTGACTTCCTCTTTGACCTCGCCGATAAGGCCGATTTCCGGCCCGTGGAGCGGCCTTCCGTTCCGGCTGGCGTCATCTGCCTTCCTGACCTGTCGGGCCTCTCCAGCGCGCCCGTGGCGGCCACTGTAGTGGATGACGGCGACGATGATCCGACGCCGCCCGTTGCACCTTCGCCGGGTCCGGTTCCGGCTGGCGTGGCGGCCGGTTTCCTCGCCCGTCTGTCGGCTTTCAAGGGAGCGCGTGTCCGCGCGCCTTCCCGCGTCGCGGCTCGCAAGGTCCGCACGGTCGATGACATTGTGCAGGACATCACCGCGCCCGCCGAACCTGTCGCCAAGCCCGCCCGCCCGTTCCATCCGCGCCGTGACCCGTCCCTCTGCGAATATCTGTCGGTTCGCGGCATCTGTGACGATGGCGGCGAACTGTCGGCCCGCGATCTCGACCGCTGGCATCGCGAGGCGCCCTTCCGGCGCCGGTTGGTTCGGGCCGATGGCGTGTCGCTGGAGACGGCCGCCCGTATGGCTTGGGAGGCGGGCTATTTCCCTGATGTTCCGGTTCCGGCTTGGGATAGCTCCGACAACATGCACCCGGTCACGTCAGACATGTTGGTCGCCGCGCTGGATAGGGAGCTACGCGACGACTACGCCCAAGTTTGGGGCGAGCATGACGAAGCGTTCTTCGCGTGATCTTGGGACGCGGACGGCTTGCCGTCCGCAACCCTCACGTTAGAACCACACACAGCTTTAGAGGGGGAAACTATGAAACGACTTGCTGCGCTGTCTGCGCTCACGATGTTGGCCGCTTGCGGCGATGCAGACCAACAGGCGCGCGAGAACCTGACGGAAAGCACGGCCGAATTGCAGGAGGCGACTGCGAATGCCCGCGCGCTCCTGCCGCCGGAGCCGACGCCGGTTAGCCTGTCGGATGAGGACGCCGGGCGCGTCTGCCGTGCTGCTATCGCAAGCTTGAACGGTCGCGATCCGGCTATCATCCGCGTGATCTCGACCAACGCCGGAATCCACCGGGTTCGCTATCGTCGCGACGACGGCACCGTCTGGACCAACGAATGCCGCGTCGGCAACGGCACGGCCGAATGGCGGGCGGTTATGGACGGCCAGCCCGGTCGCTGGCGCAATGAAGACACCATCCGATTCACCGTCGATGGCTCCACTATCAACATCCAGACGTTCATGGGCGGCGAGCCGGTCACGAACGACACTTACGAGGTCAACTGATGGCTACCCGCGCCCGCAAGCTGAAAATCGCCATGCACGAAGAGATCGAGACCTTCCGGCACGGCAACACGCATCCCGTCGCTATCTCGGACGCCGACACCGGCGACATTATCTTCATCGCCCACTACCCGGACGAGGAAACCGCTGACAACGCGGCCGAACTGTTCGCGGCGGCCTTGCAAGGGAACGTCGCTACGACGGCTAAGCCCCTGCCCTGATCCGAAAGATATGGCAGCAAACGGCCCCTTCCGTCTAAATAGGTTTATAACCTGTTCCGTTGGGTGGAAGCTTCGCAACAGGGCCGTTTAGATATTGGATAAATATCGTCAGGATCGTATACTCGGTTCTGTCATCAAATCCGAAAACTTAAGGCCCTGCGATCTTCCACTCGCGGGGCCTTTTGTTTTGTGATTTTGATGAACGACCCATTTGCAGCCGTCGTGGCTGAACTCGATTTCCTCGGGCGGGACAACGCCCTTCTGAACTCCGTCCTCTACAAGAACCCTGACTTCCTTCGATGGTGCGAGATCATCGCCGACCGTCACCACAAGGTTCGCGCATCGGCCGTGACGCCCTTGCCCGCGCTGGAGACGATCTTGGCCCTTGAGGCGACGGTCTTCGACAACGGCCCTGAACCGAAGTTCCGGCACAAGATCACCGTGCAAGCCTACACAGGCGACCATCCGAACTGGAAGCGGCCGAACTGGAAGGCGACCGCGACGCTCTGGCCCCATGATGTCGCCTTGAAGACGGCGAAGAAATCAAAGGCCAAGTTCTCGGAGGCTACGCTGGCGGTCGTGGAGGCACTGGCCGATCAAGGTTCCGGCTATGTTGGCGTGTTCATGCACACCGGCGCGGGCATGGGGTCCACCTACAACGATCAGCATGTCGTCTGGATCGACATCGAGGCCAACACGGCGATGATCTACTCGCCGAACGCTCACTTCTGGCTGGCGCCGTTCGACACGCTGGACGCCAAGGGCAAGCCTCTCAAAGCAAACGGCGTCCTGCACTCGCGTTCATCGTCGTCCGACACGCTGGACCACTGGTCCACGGGCGAGCCGGTTTCGTTCTGACTATTCGCCGGGAGAGATGCTCCCTCTATTAATACCTACGAATACTAATATATTAATAGAGGGAGCACCCTCGGCCCATACGGATTTGATCGGTTCCCTCTAATAGAGAGCGTCACCTACGGTTCGCTCGACAATAGGGACATAGGTTTGTCCCGCCTCGTTCCTCGTCGGCGCCAAACCATTTCTCTAATAGAGGGAGCGGGGTTGCGGCGGCGGCGCGGGTCGCCCACGTCGGGCGGCTGGACGGAGGATGGATATGGGCGAAGCGAAGAAGCGGGATGCGGCCTTGCGCGCGGAGTTCAGCCGCGTGCTGGACATGTGGTCATTCCCGCCTTCGGAAGCCGAGGCCCGAACGGTTGCCGAGGTGGAGGCCCTGCCCGCCGTGACTGTCGAGCGAGAGTCGGCCGAACGGCTCGAATGGGCGCGCATGAAGCCCCGGCTCTGCCATGACAACTGCGCTTGGTATGAACGGAACGATCCGACCGGGACCGCTAAGTCTGTCACCGGTTGGATGCGGGAGCCGACCGGCAACTATGTCCTTCATGCCGTCGTCAACGTCGGCGGCGAGTATCGCTGCATCACACCGATCCCCGGCGAGCCGTCGCGGTTCCAGTTTATCCCCGACCCTGACATCCAAACGGTTAGGCAGGACGACAACAAATATCGCCACACCCGCAAAGGGTTCGAGATCGGTGCGGGTATCCGGCCTGATCCAGCGAAGACGCTGCGACACATCGAGGTGATCCGTGAGCGGCTGGCTTCGGGGATGGACCCATACAAGGCGATGGACCTTCGGACGCTCGACTGACTGCACGAGTAGGCATTGACGCAGGGGTCTACAGTTTGTAGACAGGGGGTGCAGCACACCTTTCGTGTGCTGTCCTCACGCACTCCATGTGCGCGGGGCAACCCCGGAAAAGGATTCCTTTCCCATGACTGACCTGAACAACCCCGTGATGATCGCGCGCGGTATCGCCGAAACCCACCGCAAGGAGATGCACGACTTCGCGGATCGCTCGGCGGACGAGCTTGAAGCCAAGCTCATGAGCATGATCGGCGCGATGGGCCACACGGCTGAAGACACCGCAGCGTCGATCAAGATTCCCACGTTCGAGCAGTGCCAAGACCCGGCGAACAAGAACGGGGCGAACCTGACGGAGCGCGGCGTCGAAGTCCTCTACCGCCTGTTCGACATGGGCGCGGGCTATAACCGTGCTTCCAAGGCCCTGAACATCACCCAGACCGCCGCGCGCCACCGCAAGGGTGCGTGGGAGAAGGCGGGCGGGCTGCACCGGGTGCGCCAGCCGCTCCCCGGCATCGACGACTGATCGCCAGTTAGATCAAGCCAAGGCCCTCGGAGCGATCCGGGGGCCTTTTTCTTTTGGGCTGGCCTTCGGCAACCACCCGTTAGTGATGAAGCTTCACCGGTTTTCCAGACAACCCGTGGTGATCTTCTGGGATGAACCAGACAGCGAACACCATCGTCATCGCCGTGACCGCCGCGATTGTGGCCGGAACCGTGACTTTCATGGTCACGCACCCGCCGGGCGGTCAGGAAGCTCATGCATCGGCGCCTCCTGCTGCCGCTCCGGCGACCACGCCATCGGCGTCAGCCCCGGAAGTCGTGATCGAGGAATCGGAGCCGGTTCGCGATGCTGGAGAGGGGCCTGTTCAGCCGACTGCAAGCGACGGAGCCATGTCGGATATCCATGGCCAAGCGGCTTCCACTCGTGCCGAAACCAAGCGCGCGTTGCTGATGTTGCTGAATGACCCCGACAGCGCGCAGTTTCGCCGCGTCGGATACACGCGGTTCGAGAACGGCGCAGCGGTCATTTGCGGTGAGGTGAACGCGAAGAACGCCTTTGGCGGCTACAGCGACTTCCGTCCGTTCTATGGCACGGGCGGTTGGGCGACGATCTATGACGGCTCGTCTTCATGGGAGATCGGTTTCCGGCGCCAGTGCATCGACAAGCCGGTCGAGGGGATCATCGACGACTTTTGACCGGCCGGGTGACTGGATTGGGGTCGCTGACTAAATAGAAACATAGACCGCGAGCGGGGATGAAGACCGTGACCGGGCCGATGTTTCGAACGTAGGATTCTCCGTCTGATGTTCAAAAAGAAAGGCTCGCTGGCTTCATCCCGGCGAGCCTTTTTCTTTGGTGACAACAATGGAGATTTGGAAGCCGATCCCCGGCTCTGACTACGAAGCCTCAAGCCTCGGGCGCATCCGCAGCCCGCGCGGAGTGATCCTCAAACCGCAGCCCCATACGATGGGCTATCACATCGTGCAGGTGAAGCGCGGGTCTGACACGCGATGCCGCACAGTGACTGTTCACAGTCTGGTAGCCGCAGCCTTCCACGGGCCACGCCCGGACGGCTTGGACATCGCACACGGCAACTGCATCAAGACTGACAACCGACCGTCGAACCTGCGATACGCCACGCGATCCGAGAACCTACGCGACAGCCACGCGATGGGCGTGAGCAGAGGCGGGCGCCCTTTGATCTACCCTTGGGAGCTTCTTGAGGTAGGCCAAGCCTTCCGCTCGAACCCACTCAATCGCAACAGCATCAAGCGTATAGTCTGGGACGCCAACCGCCGCTTCCCCGGCACATTCGACATCCCCGACGCCGCGAACGACGACGGCTCTTGGACCGTCACGAGGGTCGCGTGATGTTCCACTACAACGGCAACCCCGTCTCGGCGCAGGAAGCAGCCGACATCATCAATCAACGGCGCGACGAATGGCACCGCAACCGGCTCGCTCGCGAGCGGGACCGCGACGCCCGTGAGTGCACGATCCTTCGCCAACTCTGGACCATGGTCAGGGGGCGGTCATGACCTACGCGCCCGAGGAACTGACGCCCCAACGTCTCGCCATCATGTGGGACATGTGGAAACGGGCCGAGGCCGCAGCATTGAAGACACGAGGCGATATCAGCCAAACGCGGACCCGGCTGCATGAACTCGAAAACCACCTCGCAAAGATGGAACAGGACGGCCATGACGCCGCCCTGTTTATTGAAGCCTACCTAATCCAGCGGGGCGTCGATTGA